GGTTTACTGTTGGTGTCTTTAAGAAAGCCGCTGGTCGCAAACTAACTAGCCTTGAAGCACATGATATTATGTGTGCAGTTGCGGCGGCGGTAGTTGTTGGCGGTGTCAGACGGTCAGCAATGATTAGTCTATCTGACCTAGCTGATGACAGGATGCGCCATTGTAAATCAGGCAACTGGTGGGATGAGAACGTAAACCGCTCTTACGCAAACAACAGCGTTTCCTACACACGAAAGCCAGACATGGGTGCATTTCTACGTGAGTGGACATCATTGTATGAGTCCAAGTCAGGTGAGCGGGGAATCTTCAACCGTCAGGCGGCACAGGCACAAGCCAAGAAATCTGGTAGGCGTGACCCAGACCATGCATTTGGCACAAACCCGTGCGGAGAGATTTTATTGAGGAGTATGCAAACTTGTAACCTCTCAGAGATTATCATCCGCCCAGAGGATACTGAGGAGACACTTACACATAAGGCATACATTGCGGCACTTCTTGGTACGCTACAGTCATCCCTTACTGATGTAAGATATCTGCGTAGTTCTTGGAAGAAGAATATGGAAGAGGAGAGACTTCTAGGCGTTAGCTTTACAGGCATTCTCGACAACCCACTAATGTACCAAGGCGAAGACTTGCCTGACAGACTTGAAAAACTGAAGGCTGTTGTAGTTGATACTAATAAGAAGTGGGCAGACAAGCTGGGAATCCAACAGTCTACTGCTACAACCTGTGTAAAGCCGAGTGGTACGGTTAGTCAGTTGGCTTCTGTAGCCTCTGGTATTCATCCAAGATATGCCAAGCATTACATCCGCCGTGTTCGTGCAGACGTTAAAGACCCTCTGGCTACATGGATGATGGAAAGACAAATACCAAACGAAGTGGATACCTACAATCCACTTAATCATGTGTTCTCATTTCCTATTGAGTCACCAGAGGACTGTATCACTCGCAATGATATGAGTGCGCTTGAACAGTTACACTTGTGGATGACTTACAGGACTCATTGGACAGAACACAATCCAAGCATAACCGTTTACGTTTCAGAAGAGGAGTGGTTTGATGTCGGGGCTTATGTTTACAAAAACTTTGATGATGTTGGCGGAGTATCATTCTTACCGCGAGAAGATGGGAGTCATTCATACGTACAAGCTCCCTACGAAGAAATATCGCATTTGCAATATGAAGAGCTTAGTGCTAGGATGCCTACGGTTTCTTTCTCAGAATATCGTGAAGTAGATGATATGACGGTAGCTTCTCAGGAGCTTGCGTGTACGTCAGGTGCTTGCGAACTCTGAGCGAGTTAACCGTGGTTAACTATAGGGTCACCTTCGGGTGGCCCTTTTTTATTTATGGACATTATCGGGTTCACAGAAATATGCAAATTTTTACAGATACACCCCTAATTACAAAAGAAGCCCTTGAGTACCTAAAACGACAGTTTCCCGACAGCTTACCAAAAGGTCAAGCGTGTACGGTTGAGCAGTTACGTTATCTTCAAGGACAACAAAGCGTTATCGAAAAGATACGCCAACTAACCGAATTTCCAGAAGACGAGGAAACATAATTATGTGCGTTGGCCCATTTAAACCAAAAATGCCTAAAATGCCAGACCCCCCTGCCCCACCGCCAGCCTCTGCCGCAAGTCCACTGTCTAACAGCGACATCGACTTCAGTGCAGTAGACACAACGTCTGGGCAACTAAAGAAAAAGAAACGTGGAAAGGGTATGTTCAAAGTACCACTTCAGAATAACGTAAATCTAAGCAGTATGGGCGGCACTGGGTTAAACATACCGAAAGGGAAAAGCTAATGTGTGCTGGCCCATTAAAACCAAAAAAGAAAAAAGTCACTTATTCAAGTGCCTCTGCTGTACAATCCGCTGGTGCTTCTGGCCCTTTAAGCATTGCAGAGAAAACAAATCCCACAGCTTCAGTAACTAAAAAAAGAATTAGAAAAGGTAAAAAACAGTTCAGAGTTACTTTGAATAACAACGGCATCTCTGTCGGAGGCCAAGGTGGTGCTGGCCTAAATATACCTAAGTAATTCTTGGAGATATCCTTATGCACATGGAAAACAATAAGTCCGTTGCTGGTCGGTATTCTCAGCTTGAATCACACAGACATTCATTTCTTGAACGTGCTAGGGACGCTTCAGAACTAACAATACCTACCCTTATCCCACCATCAGGACATACTGGCAGTACCATTTACAAGACCCCCTACCAATCAGTAGGTGCAAGAGGTGTAAACAACCTAGCTAGTAAGTTACTGATGGCACTCCTACCGCCTAACTCCCCATTCTTCAGGTTATCTATTGATGATTTTGATATTGAATCAATGGCTGGTAAGGACGCCCGTGGTGCAGTTGAAGAAGCCCTTGCCCGAATAGAACGGGCTGGTATGCAAGAAATTGAAGGTTCGGCAGTTCGTGTGCCTATACACGAGGCACTAAAGCAACTTATTGTTGCTGGTAACTCGCTGATATACCTACCAAAAGAAGGTGGTATGAAAGTATTTCGCATTGACCGTTATGTTGTTAAACGTGACACAATGGGCAATGTTATGGAGATTATCACCAAGGAGTCTGTGTCACCCCTGATGCTACCTAAAGAAGCACAGGAGATGCTCAGTCAGTCTGAAGATTACAACCAGACTGATACACACACCAAATCATTAGACCTTTACACATATGTATGTCGTAAAGAAAATAAATTTGAGGTACACCAAGAGGTTATGGGATTTGAGATTCCTTCAAGCAGAGGAACTTACCCATTAGACCGTGTACCCTTCGTACCCCTACGCCTGACCAGAATTGACGGTGAGGATTATGGAAGGGGGTATGTCGAAGAGTATATAGGTGACTTACGAAGCCTTGAGGCTCTCACTAGAGCTATCGTTGAAGGTTCTGCCGCGTCATCAAAAGTATTATTCTTGGTTCGTCCCAACGGAACGACCAAACAAGCTACCCTTGCTCAAGCACCTAACGGGGCTATCGTACAGGGGGATGCTAATGATGTAACAACCCTACAGGTACAAAAGTACAATGACTTTAGGGTTGCACAGGAAACTGCACTCCGTATTACAGAGAGATTGCAGTTTGCTTTCCTACTCAACAGCGCAGTCCAGCGTAATGCTGAACGTGTGACTGCTGAAGAAGTTCGCTATATGGCACAGGAGCTAGAAACTGCTCTTGGTGGTGTCTACAGTATTCTATCCCAAGAGTTTCAATTACCTCTGGTCAAGCTGTTGCTGGCTCGTCTTGAACGCACAGGCAAAATGCCAAAGATGCCAAAAGATGCAGTGAAGCCACAGATTGTCACAGGAATCGAGGCATTAGGTCGTGGACAAGACTTAAACAAGCTATCCCAATTCCTACAGATGCTACAGCCCCTTGGCCCACAGATTATAGCACAAAACCTAAATGTTGATGATTACATTGACCGACTAGGAGCTTCTCTTGGTATTGACACTGGTGGTCTAGTAAAAACGCTAGAACAAAAGGCGCAAGAACAACAAGCTGTGCAAATGGCTCAAGAGCAAGCATTAACACAACAGACAATGGGTAAGATGGCTGAACGTGCCGCCCCTGAGATTGTCGGGCAGATGATGAATCAACCAAGCGAAGAAGAGACAGTGTAATGGTTGACGTACTTAATACGCATCAAGAGCAACCGCCTGAAGACCCCAACTACGTTAAGGAAATGGTTGAAAAGGCGGAAGGTCTTAATAATACCTCTGAGGAACGCCCTGAGTGGCTACCTGAGAAGTTTAAGTCCCCTCAAGATATGGCAGATGCCTATACAAACCTTGAGAGGCAATTTCACGAACAGAACGAATCTGGCGAAGAAACAGATAGTTCTATTGATGACATGGAAACCGATGAAGTTCAAGAATACCTAACTGAAAATGGTATTGACTTTGAGTCTATGTCTAACTCCTTCTGGGAAGAAGGCGGTTTATCTGATGAGGAATATGATACCCTTGAAAAAGCGGGTATCCCCTCAGATGTAGTAGACCAATTTATTGACGGACAGATGGCTATTATGGAGTCAACCCGCCAACAAGCATTCAATGTCGTTGGTAGCGAAGAGAGCTACAACGAGATGATGGAGTGGGCGGCTACAACGCTATCTGAAGCAGACCAAGAAGCCTTTAACTCAGCCGTTGACAGTGGCGATATGGGTACAGCAATGTTTGCTATTGAAGGTCTTGCCGCTCGTTACCGTTCCGAAGCTGGTGTCGAACCCAACTTAGTTGGTGGCGAACCATCCAGTAATTCAGTAGGGGCTTTCAGCAGTCTAGCAGAATTAACGTCTGCTATGTCTGACCCAAGGTACGAGAAAGACTCTGCATATCGTGACCAAGTAGCTCGTAGGTTACAACAGTCTTCGATATTCTAACACTGTCTCCAAATACTAAGAGGGGTGGGATTTGTTCTCACCTCTTTTTTTACACAAAGCCACAACACATGAACGAATACCCCCTGACCCCTTGCGAGGGACAATCTTGTCGGAGAAAGGGAGTGAGAAGAGGCTGAGTGGTCATAACAACTAACTAAATCACAACACTAATGAAGGAGAGATTACGATGGCTATGCAAGGCGCATCTAATCCGGCCTATGACGTATCCCGTCTAGGTCAAACCAACCTCGCTGGTGATGTGCGTGATTTGTTCCTAAAGCTATATGCTGGTGAGATTCTTACTAGCTTTGAAGCTAAGAACATTATGATGCCGCTCATTCGGACTCGCACAATCACTAAGGGGAAGTCAGCATCATTTCCGATGCTTGGACGCACAACCGCTGAGTACCATACCCCCGGAAATGAAATTACAGGTGGTCAGGTACGTGCCTCAGAACGTATCGTAACTATTGATGACTTGCTCATCTCTAGCCAATTCATCACAAACATTGATGAAGCGATTAACCACTACGATGTTCGCTCTACTTACTCTAAGGAAGCTGGTATTGCACTGGCTACTGAAGCAGATAAGAACATCCTTCGGACGGCTCTAAAGGCCGCTCTTTCAACCAACGCTACCCGTGCCGCCGCACTGGTACAGGACTACAAAGCGTTCACTGAAGAAGACTTTACTGATAATATTACTATTGGTTCTGGTAACGCCGCTGACATTATTGACCCAGCGAAGATTGCCAAGTCTATCTTTGACGCTAAGAAAGAGTTTGATAAGAAGAACGTAGGTTACGAAAGTGGTGCAGTAGTTGTACTTCCACCAGACCAGTATTACGCTCTGCTTGACGTTACTGATGGTAACAAGCTGACATACATGAACCGCGACTTCGGTGGCAATGGTTCTGTAGCTTCTGGCGTTGTTCCATCAATCGCTGGTTGTCCAGTAGTCATGTCTAACCACCTTGTAACCGCAGACCTCTTAGAGACTTCTGGCGGTTCTAAGGGTCAGTCAAAGGGCAACCGTCCGTTGGCTAACACTGCTGGTTCAGGCCGTACTACAGCATACGACATCACTAACACAACAACTGACGGCGTTAACCTTGTTGACCTTGCCGCGAAAGTCCGTGGTCTGATTATGACTAAAGACGCAGTTGCTACTGTTAAGTTGATGGACTTGGGCGTTGAGTCTGAGTACCAAATTAACCGTCAAGGCACATTAATGGTTGCTAAGTACGCGATGGGTCATAACGTCCTTCGCCCTGCTTGTGCAATCGCATTGATGACTGCATAGGGCAGTTAACCACGGTTAACTCAAAATTTAGGGGGTTCTCCATTCGTTTGGAGGACTCCCTTTTTTTCGTTTTACAGAGGGTACAATGAGTACAGCAACGAAACGTGACCCAAAGAAATGGGCGGCGGCTAAAGCTAGAGCAAAGGCAAAGATGGGTGGTAAGCACTCAGCCCGTGCCATGCAGTTAGCTGTTAAATACTACAAAGACTCTGGTGGCACTTATTCTGGGCCTAAGAAATCAGAAAACAAGTTAAGCCAATGGAGCAAACAGGATTGGCAGTATGCTGGTAAAAAAGGTAAGTCCCGTTATCTACCCAAAAAGGCGATTGCGTCCCTTTCACCATCAGAGAGGGCGGCAACAAATCGAAAGAAGCGAGAAGACACCGCCAAGGGAAAACAATTTTCCAAGCAACCAGAATCTATCGCCAGAAAAACACGAAGATATCGGAGAGCTTAATGACAAAAGCAGAACTTGACGCATACAGAAAACGCAACGGTCATTTTCATAAGTCTGACCCGCGCCACCCTATGAACAAAGAAACCAATAGGCCACCAGCATCAAGCCAAAAGAAAACAAGAAAATATAGGAAGGCTTAGTCATGCCAGAACTAGATGGAAAAAAATTCAGCTACGACAAAGAGGGCAAAAAAGACTTTATGGAAGCTCTTAGAGAAAAGAGAGCTAAAGACTCTGCCAAAGAAAAAACAGCAAGAAAAGCGGCTGAAACTAATAAAAAGAAGGGTAGGACAGATAGTGCTTCCCCAGAGAAGACAGACCCAAAACCAAAGCGAAAATATAAAAGACCAAGTACACGCAAAAAAGGGGGCATGATGATGCCCAAGCGTTCGCCTAAAATTGAGCGTGGTTTACTTGTTCGTAAATACACAAAAAAGAAAAAGGCTTACTGATGGCTAGGTCACCCGCTTGGACTAGAAAGGCTGGACAGAACCCAAAAGGCGGATTGAACGCCAAAGGCCGTGCGTCATACAAAGCTCAGACAGGGGGTACACTAAAAGCTCCTGTAAAAAAGTCTGCAAAGACACCAGAGGAGAAAAGACGCAAGGGTTCGTTTCTAGTTCGTATGGGGTCAGCCGCTGGGCCACTAATGAAAGACGGGAAGAAGACACGTTTGAAGCTCTCGCTAGAGGCATGGGGTCACTTTGGTGACAAAGCCTCTGCCGTAGCCAAGGGTCGTAGAATACTTGCCGCTTACAAAAACATGAAAATTAAGAAAAAGAAGAAGAGGATGGCGTAATGGCACTTACAGCTACTACGAAACTAGAGGCCGTTAACACGCTTCTAAGTTCTATTGGTGAAGCACCCGTAAACTCTCTTACCTCTGGTCTTGTTGATGCTGAGTTAGCCGAAACTATTCTTGATTCTACAAGTCGAGAAGTACAATCACAGGGTTGGTCGTTTAACACTGACCTAAAGAAGTCTTTCACCCCAGATTCTACAAATCAAATAAACATACCAGATAACGTACTGCGTCTTGATATGGCGCAAGACCGAACAGCTACACTTGATGTAGTTCAACGCGGCAGTAGGCTATACAACCGCGCAACTAACAGTTTCTTCTTTTCTACAGATGTAACTGAAGTCTCGATGAACGCTGTTGTACTACTAGATTTTACTGATTTACCAGAGGCCGCAAGGCGTTACATAACACTCAAAGCCGCCCGTGTCTTTCAAGACAGGGTTGTTGGTTCGGCTGAACTACATGGCTACCAGCAACGGGATGAGCTACTTGCAAAAGTAGAGCTAGATGACGCTGAAGGGCAAGTAAACGATAATACTATATTTGATAACTTATCGGTCTACTACATTGTAGACAGATTAGGTGGAAGGGTACTCTAAGATGTCCTTAATCTCTGCTTCAATACCAAACCTCATCAATGGGGTGTCACAACAACCACCATCACTCCGTTTGAACACACAAGCAGAGTTACAAGAAAACGGTCTGTCTACTGTGGTAAACGGGCTGGAGAAACGCCCATCTACACAGCATATTGCTACACTAGCCAACGTACCAGCAAACATAGATTCAGCTTTCATACACACAATTCGTAGAGATGAGTCTGAGTTTTACACCTTAATTATTTCAGCGGGTTCACTGAAAGTGTATGATGCTGTGGGCGTAGAGCAAACAATTACATCCAGTCCCTCCACTGCAATTAATTATCTTAGCGGATTGACTGACCCTTCTACACAGATATCAGCCACTACTATTGCTGACTACACCTTTATTGTTAATAAGACAAAAGTAGTTGCAAAAGATACAAGCAACCTCACACCAGCTAGACCTGAAGAGGCTTTGTTCTATTGTAAGCAAGGTGATTACAAAACCAACTTTACAATTAGAGTAACTTTTAACGGTACGACATACACATCTACAAAGCTAACGCTAGATAGTTCTAACGCGGCTAACCAAGCGGATGTACGTACTAATAAAATCATGGGTGACCTTGAAAGCGGTCTTACTTTACCCGCTGGATTTACCAAAGAGCTATTAGATAACGTCCTCTATATTAAACGAGATGACGGAGCGGCCTTCGATGTAGAGGCTACTGACTCTCGCGGCGATACCTTTTTGTTAGCTTTTAAAGGACAAACATCTGACTTTAAAAAATTACCCCCAAAGGGAAAGGAAGGCTTTCTTGTTGAAGTTGTAGGTGACAACAGTAAGAACCAAGATGATTACTATGTTCAGTTTCAAGACCCTGACGGTAACGGTCAACTAGTCTGGAAAGAAGTAGCCGCACCCTCCATAGAAAAGCAGTTTGATGTTACCACTATGCCTCATCAGCTTATCCGTAATGCTAACGGCACTTTTACTTTTCAACCTGCCAGTTGGAGCGAGAGAAAAGCTGGAGATGATGACACCAACCCATTTCCCTCGTTTGTTGGTTACAAGATTAATGACCTATTCTTTCACAGAAACAGACTAGGTTTTCTGTCTGAAGAAAACGTCATAATGTCAGAGGTTGGCTCGTTCTTTAACTTCTTCCAAAACACAGTACTTACTCTGGTAGACTCTGCACCCATTGATGTTTCAGTATCTAACAATCAAGTGTCTATTCTGAAACACGCTGTTCCTTTCTCTGAGCAACTGTTGCTCTTTTCAGACCTTACACAGTTTAAGATGTCTGCCGATGACCTACTTGCTCCTGATACAGTATCTATTGATGTTACTACTCAGTTTGAAGCAAGCCTACGTTCAAAACCCGTAGGGGCTGGTAAGTATGTTTTCTTCTCAACAAAACGTGGTAGTTTCTCAGGTGTTCGTGAATACTTTGTAGATGTAAATGCCGAAACTAATGATGCGGCGGATATAACCGCACACGTACCAGATTATATCTCTGGTGAGATTATAAAACTATCGGCATCGTCAAATGAAGATATGCTTGCCTGTCTTACGTCCACCAACAAAACCACTATTTACGTATATAAGTATTATTGGAGTGGACAAGAGAAACTACAGTCATCTTGGTCTTCTTGGGTGTTTGGTGGAGAGGTGTTAAACCTCGACTTCAACAAGTCTGAAATCTACATGATTATAAAGAGAGGCTCTACAGTCTGTCTTGAAAAAATAGATTTGTCAGTTGATACATCAGTGACCATAATGGACAACAGCCACCCAGTACTGTTGGATAGGCGGGTCAAGTTAAACACTGGTGGCACTACCACTCTACCCTACACAGACTCTAGTGCAATCTACGTAAGACAAGATGGGCAGACAATCCCAGCGTCTGACCTTGCCTCTACATTAGCCGCAGGAAAGGTTGTGTATGCTGGTGTTCCTTATACATTTAAGTATAAGTTTTCAGAACAAGTTATAAAGAACAATGACTCGCCAGTTACTATAGGTAGATTACAACTCCGCAACTGGAACATTGTGTTTAACGATAGTGGGTTCTTCAAGGCAAAAGTTACACCTCTCAGGCGTACAACCAACACCACCACATTTACAGGTCGCAACCTTGGTAGCGTTAACAACGTAATCGGTACAGTATCTATTGATAGCGGAACATTTTCTTTTCCTGTTCTGTCCAATTCAACGGCAGTAGATATCGAACTTGAGAACGATAGTTTCTTGCCATCGACTTTTCAGTCGGCTGAGTGGGAAGGTTTCTACCACGAGCGTTCCAGAAGGATATAAATGCATGGCTTACTATCGCCCGTCAAAGTACGGGGACTGTAAGGTACTTGCACCTAACCTCAGATATTCAGACAAAAGAGAAGTGTGGGCTTCACACGGTCTTAGACCCTTGAAAGCCTTACAGTTCTCTTTTTTGCTGTCTCAGGAGTGCAATACCATCATAAGTAATAAAGAGGACATTATAGGTATGTTCGGCGTTAACAACATGGGAAACATAGGTGTCCCATGGATGCTGGCAAGTAATGGTCTATACGAACCAAGTACGGTTCGGAAGTTCGTCAAAGTAAGTAGAGAATGGGTAAGCAAAACACAAAATAGATACCCTATTCTTGTGAACTACGTTGCCAAAGAAAATCAGAAGACCATCAAGTGGCTTCGGTTTCTTGGGTTTACCTTTACCAACTTAATCGAAAACTATGGGGTAAACCCACAACCATTTTATGAATTTATAAGAATTAGGAGTTAGCCAAATGTGTTTTGCAGAAATAGGCATGGCACTGGGCGCAACACAGGCAACAGCCGCCGCCGCTGGTATGACTGCGGTGAGTACAGCAATTGCTGGAACTACTGCTGTTATGCAAGCCCAGCAAGCCAGTACTCAGGCGAAAGCTCAAACAGCTCAGTTTAACCAAAACAAACTACTGGCACAGAGGTCTATGCTGGAACAAGCTAGACAGCTTTCTCTTCGGGAAGACCAAGAGAGAGCCGCCTCAATGGACAGGAAGTTTCAGAGCAACATAGAGGCCGCAAAGTTAAAAGGTAGGCAAATAGCCTCCGCTGGTGAAGCGGGTGTCGCTGGACTATCTATTGCTAACCTCCTGTCTGATGTTGAACGTACCCGCCTCAATAACGAAGGAACAATCAATAGAAACTTTGATGCCGTACTTCAGCAGAGCAAAGTTGACCGCGAAGGTCTTCTGTCTCAAGCAGAGGGGCGCATTGCGGGTGTTCAGCAAGGTACATCCCCTAGTCTACTTGCTTCTGGTTTGCAGATTGGTGGTGTTGTTTTGGATGGTTATAGGCAGTTTAGAAAAGACAAAGCCCCAATATACAACTCATCTAATTCTTCTCCCCCGAAACAAAACCCTCAAACAAAACTACTATTTACGTAATACAAGGTAAAGGAATACAACGATGGCTCCAAGACGAGTTAAAGTGGACACTTCAAGACTGCGGTCTTTGGGTGGTGTACAGAACGTGGTTGCACGGCCTGTAGACACTTATGTGCGGCCTCCAGCCCCCACAGAGGATGTTCGCTCTAAACAAATACTCAATGCGTTGAGTAACTTTAGCCCAGCAGTAAATAAATTATTTGATGATAAAAAAGCAGAAATAAAACAACAACAATCTACCGAAGGTGAAAAGACGTTTTACAACGCAACACCAGAGGAACGTAAAAAGTTTTTAGAGCAAATTAAAAGTGGAGAGATAGACGAAACCCAATCACCTTTTTGGGTAGAAGGCTATGCTCGTTCATTACTCCGCAACCATGCCAAAGACTTTGGTGACCAGCTTATTGTTGGTTGGGACACTGAGAAGGACAAGAATGGTTTTGACTTTAATACATGGGCAAACAAAACACGCCAAGAGTATGCAGAGAGCAACGGATTGGACGGCTTTCGGGCTGACATCTTAAACGAAGAGTTCAATGAAGTAACACAGCGATTTGAAGCACAAGTTCAACAGCGAAACTTTGAACACCAGCTAAAGAAAGCTAGAGATAGCCGCACTGACCTGTTGCTTGGGGAACTAACAACTGACCTTGAAACAATGGATGATATGTTTGACCAAAAGGGTATGAACATAGCTCCACAGGCAACCAAGTCAATTAACGACCGTATCCAGACCGCTATTGACCAAGGGACTGACCCTAAGATTGCGCTAGATACTTCAATAAGTTTTCTTGAAGGTAAAGCTAGAGAGCTTGCCGCAAACGGTGGTAACTGGGAACAAGTTGTCGAGGTTATGGAAGGACTGAAGAACAAGAGTTCTGTCTACGGAATCTCTAATAAAGCTGGTATCGAGACACTAAAGAAAACACTTGAGGGCATCGAGGACAAAGCAGAAACCGAAGCGTTTGAACAAGAGCAAAAAGAAGACCTGATGGAAGCTGTTAAGTTACGTAAGGAACTCTTAGAAGGCTTACAGGAAAACAAATATAACACCGATTGGTGGAACAGCGAAGATACAGTGAAACAAAGAAATAGGCTTGCTGTACTTAGCCAATCTGAAAGTTCGTATGTTGATAGAGAGTTTCAAGATAGAGGACAGATTAAGCAAGTTAGTGACCAGACAACCTATGAGACAATCTATAAGGGTATTTCTGACGGTAACGATATGGAAGATGCGATTGACCTAGCTGTCAAAGAAAAGAAACTAAGCATTCCTGATGCGGCAACACTGGAAAACCTAAACAACCAAACTTACTCAAGGTTTAAGGAAGAGTACGGCATTTCAGGTATTGAGTCAGCCTTGGAAGGGGCTATCAAGCAAACAACTGCGTTAGATGGTTTGTTTGGAAATGATGCCAGCAGAAACCTTTTAGCTAACAACGCCAAGCGTGACCTTACCTACTTTATTAAAGATATTATCCCTGAAGTAGAAAAGGGTGACCTGAATCGTGAAGCGGCAATGGCAAAGATTGATAAAGAAGCCCAGCGTCTTGAGAAACACTATAGGAAAAAAGCTGATGAGCAAAACAGAAGCATACTACTAGAGAACGTCCCTCCAGCCGATAACACAACAATGTCAAACTGGGAACAGGGAATCTCTCCTTGGCAAAATTCTGGTGGGCTTGGGTGGAATAAACCCATGTCAACTTATGCAAATATGTTTAACACCGCCGTAATTGTGTTAACTAACCCCACTCAAAAAGAAAACTGGCTAACTACAACAGACCTCGGAAGAATGCTTGCACCTATGGTAGCTGGCGGTGTTGACCCTGATGAAGCTCTAAGGCGTTTTGTTACGGAATTTGAGGCTGAACAGGAAAGGCTAAAAGCCGCCGCAACTGCACAGAGAAACTCAGACAACTCAGTCAGTTCAGATAACATAGACCCATTGGATAGCGGAGCTTAAAATATGGAACGTCAGGAAATTTTAGAACTGCGTGACCGCTTAAATCAGTCGGTTGCAGATGACTTTGCTTGGTATGAAGTTGGTGGTGATATGGCAAAGGGCGTCTTTGCTGGTGCAGTCGATGCCGCAGAGGAAACCTACCAGTTTACCCGTAGTGTGGCTGATGGCCTCATCGAAGGAGCGGGTAACGTATTTAACACAGAGTGGGAAGGGTTTGATGATGAGACAGAGAGACTTTTCTTTGACCCCCCTCGCCCAGTTACTATGGCTGGTCAAATCACTGAGGATATCTCTCAGTTTGGTTTTGGTTTAGTTGGGGCTGGTAAAATTACAGCGGCTACAAAGCTAGGTAAGAAAGCCTTAAACTCTGGGTTAAAAGGTAGAATTGCAAAGTCAGCCGTAGACTCAGCGGCCTCATCAATGATTGCTCACAACCCTTATGAAGAGAGGTTGTCAGATATTGTTCAAAAAGTCCCTGCACTCCAAAACCCTATTACAGAGTTTCTACAGTCAAACGAA